GACATTGATACTGAGGAAACTGAGTTTGATTTTTCGTAGCAGCATGGTAAGTATTCTCCTGTCCTGGATCACGATATTTACCACGTTTCCAAAGCCGGTAGCAAATCCAACTCAACATTATTATAGGTACAATCCATGCATATTCAGCCAGTGTTTCCATCTTCTGTGGTTTTAAATGTTTCTAATCTCAGTATATGCAATTCCTTTGATGCCTTAGTCAGGGAATCAATTACAAGGTGTTTCCTGGTACCGTCTTCTAATTCAGAACAATCAGTCAATACCTTTTCTAATGCTTCGTGAATGAAGCCTATTTCTGCTTCTGTCATAGTTTTATTTTTGGTCTTTGTTCTTTTCAAAGTATTTGATTTTTAATTCCTCTTTGGTGTCTGGGAATAAGTCAACTGCAATTTTTAGCAATTGTTCTTGTTCATCATTTTGTTCCTCCAGCCATTGAATATACTTATATGCTTGCTCAAAATCTTCTTCACATTTACGTATATCATCAGTAGGCCAATATCCGGTTTCCATTTTGAACTTTAAATGTAGTTTGTTCATCTTATTTTAGGTTTACGTTCAGTTTCAAATTTGCTTTCTATGGTTTCCCACAGGTCAATTACTTGTTCTTTTAGTTCTTTTTCTAATCCTTTTTCTTCAATTATTTGGATTGCCTTGTTCATGGATACTCCTAACTTTTCTCCATTTAATGAGTAAAATGATTTCTTCTCTTTACCTTTGCCTTTAGTTTGTTGCTCCTTTTTTTCAACGATAGGTTTGGTGAAGTCCTTGACGAATTGTAAATTTTCTTTTACATCATCTACTCCATAATCAAAAATTATAGTTACTGGGGCTGAGCGATAAGGTTTCCAAACAGAACTGCCAAACACATCTACATTGATTTTTATAGCAGTAATTCGGGAAACTTCATTGCCTTCTACTGTCTTGGTAACTACAATTTTTTTAAGAACTTTTGTATTTAATCTCAGACTGGAATAAAACGGTATAGCTTCTCCACCTGGACTTTTGTATTTTGGTCCGAATGTATTGAATGTTTGTCGTATTTGATTACTGCAAACCATTAAATACTTATTTTTTGTCAATATTCTGCATATTTTTCGCAGGCCTTCACTAAATTCTTTTGCTCTACGGGCTCCCATTTTGTCTCCTTTTTCTCCCATTTCCATATCAGTTGATAAAGCTGCTAGGGAATCTGTAAATATACCATGTATCATTCCTTTTTTGGGTTTCCATTTTCTTACTGCGTCAAATATTTCAGGCACGGTATCAGGAGTACCATAATCCATTTTATCAGTATCCAAATCAAACATATGAGCAAACTGTTTAACCAACCTAGCTTCAGGATCGTTGAACATTACTTCTCCCTTTTGGCGTTGAATGGCTCCGGCAATTTCACATAACAAAACAGTCTTACCAGATTCACTCGGTCCAAATATCTCAACCAATATTCCTGCAGGTATTCCTCCTCCTCTAATTCTACCACCTGAAATAGCTAAGTCCAACAGAGTGGATCCTGTACTAATCATTTCGGTAGTATCTCCATCATACTCCTGTTTCTTTTCAGGCTTTTTTGATACCTTTGCCCGGACTTGACGGCTGAGTTTTATGTTTTTGGTTCGTTTCATTTCGTTAATTCCATTCCTGTTAATGCAAAATAAAGGTTTTGTAATTGGTGAACATGAAAAATATTATTACTCGACCAATGTCCATTAGTTATTGCACAACATACTATATTATTATTCACAATAATTCCTACTATTTCATTTTTATTTTCTCCATCAATAGGAATCTTAAGTGTATAATGATATGCCTTATCTTTCACTTCTGTAAACCCAAAATCTTTTAACCATTGTTCGGTTAAGGGGATAGGTTTTACATCCTTTACTTTATAAGACCCAGAAGGTGAAATTTTATTTTTCCTTAGAGAAATATCACCGAATCCAGTAGTATCATTACCAGTTATAGCGTAGACAATCATTTCGCCTGAATAATCATCCCAGACATAATTTCCAATTCTCAATTCTGTTGCTTTCATTCCAAAGCTGTTAAAATTGTTTTTACATGATCATCACTGACATTCCTTCTTAGCAATTCAGCTCGTAAACTCTTTTTAAACGTCATCTTTGACTCCCATTTCTTTTGTTCCACCCGAGCTTTCTTGCCAATTAGTTTTACCAAAGCTGTTTCCTCCTCCATTTGAGAATCAAACCAATGTTGAATTTCATCCCTCAACACTACGGACTTGGATATACCATGAGCCAGGGAATATAATGTTAAGTAATCCGAAACCTGCTGGGGCAAATAAGCCCCAACAAGCTTGGATTTTTCTGGACTACTTTTTTTATCACTTACTTTTAAAATAGACATATTCTATTTTTTATCTTGTTCCTCACCACATTCATCCCAAAGATCACAGTCATTACAATCCTTTGGATATTCATCACAATCCTTTCCAAATTCGTGTCCGTGTGGACATTTGTTATCATCATCCTGGGTTTCTTTACGTTTCCGGGTACGTTTTGGTTTTTCCTCTTCAACTTCTTCCTCCGATTCTTCCTCTTTTACTTTCCTTGTACGTTTTGGCTTTTCCTCTTCCGGTTCTTCATCCCTGGTTTTACGTTTTCTGGTAGGTACTTCTTCCTCTGGTTCTTCTTCCTCATTTACATCCTCTTCATCCAACTCCAGGAATTTAGCTTCCAATTCCTTATAAGAAAGAATATTCAATACTTCATCCAAGTTTGGTATGTCATCCAAAATGTCTTCCGTGTATTGTTCTTTCCTTTCAACAGGAGTTACTTTACCAAGCTCTGCAAATGGTTTTGACGAGCCAATCGTACCAGCATCAAACCGGCATCTCATTGTCAAACCTTCTTCCAAGTCAGGAAATACTTCATAATCCTCATCCTCTTCCAAAGTATTATTGATTTCCTCCTGACATAGATATTGAGACATATCCATTATATGAGGTTCAGCATCGTGTTTCTTTGAGTCCAATGGAATAACACAATACAGGTTTCTTTTAGATTGTTTCAAACCATCTGTATCCTCCTTATCAGCTTCCTGACGAATCAATTCAGCTCGCTTTTCACATACTGGACAAGCCTTGCCAATGGATGTTAAACAAACAACCTTATCATTATCCACTCCAATGTTCCTGTGAATTTTGAATGGAAGTTTATACCACAGACTTCCTGGTACAGCAATTTCATCCTCAACGTTACGATCAGGATGTCGTTTGCTGGTTACTTCGTAAGGCATGAAATCCAGCTTTACAGTACTTTTTGGTTCTGGATTAAACACACTCACTCCTTTTGGTAGGTTCAAGTATCCATAGCCAGATGTCTGACGTTTGGAATCCTTGTTAACCTTACCTCTAAAACTACTTTTTCTTTTCTTTGCCATTTTGTTTTTGTTTAGATTTGTTTTTAAAATGTTTCATCACTCCGTCAATACAAGCAGCCGTTAAGACTCTTCCTATTAGATATAATGTACATAGAAAGATTATTCCTAAAGCTGCTCCGTTTAATATTTCTTTTAGCATAATTATTTACTCCTTTTTAACCGTTTTCCAACACCTGCATCAACTTTCTTTTGCTTTTCATGCTTTTCTCTTTCACTTGTAATCGCCCTTGGTACTTTTGGACCGGCAAAATATTGTTGTCCATGTAAAACTACAAGATTTTCCAAAGCGGCTTTCCTGGTAAAACTTATTTCACTCTTAGCAATTTCAGCATTACTCAACTCAAATTGTAAATCAATTATTTTCTGTTTACAATCTTTGTGTCGTTTGTGAGTACGGTAATAAGCTTCTACATTAGGTCCGGTTGGTTTTATTCCATCTCCAAGATACTTATCAGGATCTTCGTTAGCTTCTTTTACTAATTCTGATCGGATTACTTTGACTTCCTCTTCAGCCTGTTCTAATTCTTTCCTAGCATCTGAGTAAATCCCTCCGTATTTCATAGCCAACTCGGCTTGTTCTAACCACTCTATATCTAAAGAAGTCTCATCAATTCTCATGTCTTTTTCGTAGTTCATATCATTTATTTTTTAGTTCGTTTAAACTTCTTTTCCGGTACTTCCACCACCTTGATTTTCGGAGGTAATTCATTTGCCTTTATCTTTGGCAGACAACAATGTTTATATTTCTTACCACTACCACACGGGCATTTTTCATTCCTACCAACCTTCTTTCCTCTCCTTACGAGTGGTTGTAATTTTGCCTTTTTTGATGGTGGTTTTATTTTCATTACTGTATAATAAGTTTGTTGTCTTCAATAACAGGATTTATTTGTCCATTATAAAATTCTTTGCCAAAAATTTTAGCAAGCCCCCAAATAGAAAATTTGTAATATCCATCCAGTTCTGGAGCAATAGGTTTTCTATAATATTTTGTTAATACTTCTTTCCCAAACTCTGTTAATTTTACTAATACCTGGTCATTTATATTAAGTTCAAGTTTCATATTAATTAGTTTTTATTTATTTTTTCCAGCCAACTTATTATACACCAAATCTCATATCCTACTACACAACATCCTAACAATACTATAACACATTCAAGGAATAAACTCATATTATTTAGTTTTTTCCTGTGTTTGCATAATTATACTAGAAATAGAAAGTATAAGCATACCAATGAGAAAATCTCCTATATCTATTTTATTTATAAAATACAGAATACAGATTAATACAAGCCAGCATGTAAGTAGTATATAGTTATAATTTTTCATATCAATTAGTTTTTAATTACTGTATAGCATGCAAAAGTAAGCCCGGGAAAACCTGAGTTCCAAAACGGATCAACAAATTCTTCCAACACCAAACCAGCCCTTACGTTATCCGATTTCAACAAAACTGCTTGAGCATATCCCAACACATGACGGCGGATGCTTTCCGGTTCCTCCTCTTTCAATCCGTTTAATATTTCACGAACTTCTTTCCAAGCTGTTCCTCCATTTACTAATGTTCTACACAATTGAATACTCTGTGATTGAACTACCTCGGCTTGTTTAGCAATTTCCAATCGGTTTTCCGGATCAGCCAGTAATACTTGATCTAATATCTGTAAAGCATTACGTGGATACCCGAAACTATCCTGAAAGATTTGTTCATATATTTCTTTTGTACAGGTTTCATCTTCTGCTTTTACCACACTTCTAAGCAATCCAAACATTTGCCGTTCATTCAACGGACGGACTTGGAATTGAGCACATCTGTTTTTTACTGTGCCTAGTAAGCCGGTTGGTTCAGTGGTACATAATACAAAGTAAACATGCTTTGGAGAATCTTCTAACATTTTCAGTAAAGCGTTCTGAGCATCCTTGGTTAATTTATGAGCCTCGTCGATTAACCAAACCAGGCAATCTCCCTGTAAGGCTTTAAACTGCATATTTTTTCTTATCTCTCGTACAGAATCAATACCACGAAAATCAGCTGTATTAACTTCCCGGAAATCATTTCCTTTGCAATTAAGTTCAGTGGCTATGATCCTGCCTATTGTAGTTTTCCCGCATCCGGTTGGTCCATGTAGTAAAAACGTATGTGAACAGGTTTCTTTGTCTGCTAGCATTTTCTGCAAAGAATCCACCATATCGGAATTGCCTCGGATGTCTTCCAGTTCTGTTGGTCTGTATTTGTGGTAAAGACTCATTTTATGTTTTTATCAATCCAATTAAAAATATATATTAATGGTACTATAAATATTATCATGCCTACAATACAATGACTTATATAAAACCATGATAAATACCAAGACAATACCGTACGCATTCCTAATCCGATAGACGGAATAAGTATATATAAACACAGTATAGCTGTAAGGAATAAAAAAATGATTATTTTAATGAGAGTTTTCATCCTTGTCCAATCTCCTTTCCAATAGTTTTTAAAACATTTCTATTAATTCGTTCGGCATATTTCTTACTCAATTCATACCCGACTACCAATACACTTTCTTTAGTGAAGTCGTGTTTTAGAAATTCAGTGAGTAAATCCATTAAATGGGCTTCTGTGGTTTTTGGTTCCTTGTTCATAATGCCATTATTTTTAAATTCAATTCTTTCAACATGCCTTCTAATATTTGTAAATACAATTCAGCAGTCTGCACAATAAATTTATCATTTCCTTCAACTTTAAAAATATAGGCTCCATGCTTACTTTCAAATGATAATCGACTTATTTTCTTATCTACAAGACCTGTTTTAACTCTTTTAATTTGAGCTATCAAGTTTGCTTTTACTAGAAGCATTTTGTACCCTTCTTCAATTTTAGCTATTTCCATAATTTCTATTTACTATATTATACAAAAAATATTTAACATACGAATTCTTTCTTGTCAGCCCAACTTTCATCCACTCCACACAAATCCATATCTACGGAAAGCGGAACTATTATCCACTTCCAGGCTTTCGGTAAATCCTCACAAGTCACTCTACGAACTGTTTTAGCTACATGGTTAAGTTCATCCGGGTGTACATCCAATACTACAGAATCATGTACCTGCCCGATTAATCGAGTATCCCACTTTTCTTCTCTCATAATTCTATCCAACTCAACAAACGACCATAACAAACAATGAAACGCAGCTCCCTGTACTGGATAATTAATTGCATCATTCTTACTAAATATTCCACTACACCGGAAACCCGTCTTCATATCAATATACCCATACTTTTGATAAGCAACCCACCAGCGTTTTTTCCATCGGGCGTAGTTAGGAAAACGATTTGTCCAAAAGTCCTCCTCAATATCTTTTACATGATCTTCGAATTGAGAGTATGATTTAATTCCTTTTTCTATTAAGTGATCCGATAAAGTTCCTTCAGGCATTTTAATTCCTTGACCCTCTTTCCATCTACCCTGTGGTAATTGCCCCCATTTACAAGCCATATTCTCCGCACAATTTTTGTAATAGTCTCCATAGAACTCAGGGAATACAAAACCATTCTTTGCAGCAGCTCTAAGTATTTTGTGTTCGGGAATTGATTTATTAAGATTTGGAAGTTTGAATATTTGTTTTGCCATATCGGCGTGCATATCACTTGCGGGATTCTTAATATACTTCAACATATTTGGATCCTGATGATAACAAGCCGCAATCCTTACTTCTAAGCCACTGTAATCCGCCTCTAATAGTTGGTGTCCGGGACGTGGATATAATGCCTTACGCACCGTTTGCATAGCCTCCTTGTCCCGAATTGGTATGTTTTGATAGTTTGGATGATCACTGCTTGAACGGAAAGTACGAACCAAGTGTAAATTAAACGAGGGGTGTACATATCCGTTGACCTGCTCTCTAAGGAAAGCATCTAGATAAGTATCTCTGACTTTTTTTAGTTTCTTTATTTCTAATATATCATTAAGTTCTGGGATGTTCAATAGTTTCAAAGATTCATCATCCGTAGAGCCTTTCCCAGATTCTGTTTGTTTTGGTGGATCTAATTCCTTTATGTTGTATAAATAATAAGCTAGTTGAGTACCGGAATTTATATTTGGTTTACTTTTGCTGTGATGTTGCCAATGTCTATAAAACTTGGTTTCATATAATCGGTTTTCCAGGCGTTCAATTTTCTTTGTCAATCGGGCTTTTTTCTTTTCAGCATATTCAACATCAATACGCATTCCTTGACTTTCGGCTCTTGTGAAAGCTAAGGTTCCCGAATGGATTAAGTTATATGCAGAAATTGTTTTTGGGTTGATTGTCATTTTGGTAATCCCTCTACAATATCATTTAATGTTAATTCTCCTGTTTTCTTTGTTTTACTTCCATACAATTCAGGAGGAGGTAATCCAGGATGCCAATGGTTTATACGACATAATCGTTTGTAAGCCATATTTCTTTTTATTACATCTTCTTTATTTTTACAAGGTTTTGCCATAACATATAATTTTAAAAAGGTAAATCATCATAATTCATTTCATTCATTTGTAACATAGCCAACCGATAAGTCCAGATTGCGTCAAGTCCGCAGTATGTCAATAGTTTTTCCTCTCCTCCAGGCTGTTCCAACAATTCATAAATACGGTTAATAGCATTTCCATCCTTTGAAGCTGGTTTTAAATACGGGCTAATTTCCGAACTGTAATCAACCACGCCAAACCGAACATATACTTGAAATTTTAACGAAGTAATTCCAGGACGGTTATCCAATATGTGAGCCGCCTGCATTGAATCCCACAACCAGTTCTTAACAGGTTGCCTTAACCTGACTTTACTCCACTGCTCCTCATATTTCATGTTGTGAGCTATTTTACCGATGTCAGGATTAGCTAGTAAATCAACAAATGGTTGTCGGGCTAATCGGCTTTTAGGCATCATAAATACATAACAATAATCAGGATTAAATGCAAATGATTTACATCCAAATGCTACAGCAGCACAAACAATCCGATGTCCTTTTGCATGTGGTTTTAATCCTGTGGTTTCATAGTCAAAACTAATCTGGGTAGCCTTAAAATTTTGTAAATATGATAAATCTTCTATGATGTCAATATTTGGTTCCTCATACTTTGGTAACTCCTCATCCACCTTTTCAATAGCTTGTTTCAAATCATTCTTCCAAACCGTTTCCACTTCCCGCTCACCACGCAAAACAAAACTGGGATGAAACGTAGGACAAATCCAACACCCAAAGTCCTGATCAGGAATACACCAACCACGCCATTTCATTATTCCATCCAATCCTTTTTTCCAACGGTGTCCGATTATTGAGTACAAAGCCGATCCACCAAGTAGGATAATCAGTTTTGGTTTCTTTTCCTCAATTATTTGCAATATGTTTTTTCGGCAACAATCAACTTCATAATTGGTAGGTGTTCGGTTGTCTTCTGGATGGCAGTTTACAGCATTTATACATAGGCAGGCTTCAAACAGATCCACTCTCAATTCATTATGGAAAGTTTGTTGTAACAGTCTTCCGGCTTTACCTTGCCAAGGATGACCGCGTTGATCTTCTGTCTTGCCAGGAGCTTCTCCAATTACTAAAATCTTACGTTTAAATTCTCCGTACGGTTCCATCTTTGGAGTTTTGCAATTCTTATACAATCCACATGAAGCACAGGAATAGGTTTTGCCATCCGGTCGGGATTTTGATTCAGTTTGTTTTGCTGTGAAGAATCCTTGGTGTTT